ACGAGACTGCTCTCATTGCTAGGAAATCTACGCAGCTTAAAAAGTCGCGTAAATGGAACAGCATGATGGCATCTCGGTCCATGGTAGGCGCAAACGGGCCGTTCACACCGCCCCGCTTCTCGCACATCTATCACCTTAAAACGATTTCCGAAGAAAATAGTAAGGGATCGTGGCATGGCTGGGAGATGTCCGTAGAAGGCCCTATTCAGGACGCGGCCCTTTATACTCGGGCAAAGGGGTTTGCTGACAGCATCTCCGCTGGAGACGTTGTTGTAAAACATACGGATGACGAAGAGAGCGGCTCTACACCGTTCTAAGTATCGTCTGGTGGGGCGCGTAGCCCCACCGCTTTTTCCGTATGGGGGCAACAATGTCGTTAGAAAAATTTGCGTCCATATTTGATGGACTGAAGGAAGCCTACGGCTACTTCAAAATAGAAAATACCGGGGCCAATGGTAAGGCCAAGGGTAAAGCTGGCGTGTTGCGCGAACCACGGACTACGAAACTGTGGGAGAACCATCTGTCCGGCAAAGGGAGCGGTCTTGGGATTATCCCTATCAACGAAGACAACATGTGCAAGTGGGGTTGTATCGACATTGACCAATACCCGCTTGACCATAAATTACTTATCGAAAAAATTAGGCGCTTAAAGCTGCCTTTAGTGGTATGCCGCTCTAAATCCGGTGGCGCACACTGCTTTCTGTTTTCTGCCGACTGGGTTGAGGCAAAGGAGATGCAAAAAGCACTCCAGCATATGTCCGCGGCCCTCGGTTATGGCGAGAGTGAAATATTCCCTAAGCAAATAAAGCTGCACCTTGATAGAGGTGATGTGGGTAACTTTCTCAATTTGCCGTACTACGATCACGAGAACGGCTTGCGTTATGCGTTCTTAGATGATGGAACATCTGCCAGTCTCGAAGAATTTTACGAGCTGTACGACAAACATGTTCAAACGCCCGAAGAAATCGTTAAGCTACAAGTTGTAGGCAGCGGCGAGACCGACCTACTTAAAGACGGTCCACCTTGTTTACAGATACTTTGTAAGTCTGGTATCAGCGAAGGGGGCAGAAACAATGGGCTATTCAACATCGGGGTGTATCTACGCAAGGCATATCCTGACAGTTGGGAATCCGAAATCCTTAAATACAACATGGAGTACCTATCTCCGCCATTGCCATTGCCGGAGGTCAACGTAGTTGCCAAGCAGCTAGACCGGAAGGACTACGCTTACAAATGCAGCGACGCTCCGATCAATTCACACTGCAACAAAGAATTATGCAGAACTCGCAAATTCGGCATAGGCGCAGCGGTTGCTGGCGCTACTATCGCAAACCTCCGTAAATACAACTCCACCCCGCCTGTCTGGTTTATGGACGTCAATGGGGAACCCTTGGAGCTAGATACTGAAGCGCTGATGGCGCAGGGCTTGTTTCAGAAGGCTTGCATGGAGCAGCTTAACTTTATGCCCCGCTCCGTAGCCAAGCAGCAGTGGGAAAGCCGTATCAGCACCCTTCTGTCTGAAATGCGAGATAACGAAAGCGCCATTATTGAAGTGGCACAAGATGCCAGCATCAGCGGGCAGTTCTATGATTACCTAGAAGAGTTTTGCCGTCACTTACAGCAGGCGCAGGACAAGGAAGAAATCCTGCTCCGTCGCCCATGGACCGATGAAGAACAAGGCATTACCTTCTTCCGGCTCAAAGACTTTGAGGCGTTCCTGAGAAAGAACAAGTTTTTCGAGTACAAGTCTCACAAGATTGCTCAACGGCTGCGTGACATCAACGGCGAAAGTGTTGTTCTAAAAATTAAAGGCCGTGCAGTCCGCGTGTGGCAAATCCCAGCCTTCGATGGGGTGGACGTGGACCTTGATCCACCGAAATTTGGTTCACAACAGGAGGCTCCATTTTGACGAAGCAAGATTTCAAAGCGCGTAACTCAAACATCTACGCGATGTACCTAAAAGGTATGACTTTTGCCGCCATTGGCAGACGAATGAACTTGTCCCGTGAGCGCATAAGACAGATAGTAAGACAGCTAGAGGCGCAGTAATGTTCAGAATTTTTGGCCCGCCGGGCACGGGGAAAACAACCACCCTGCTCAACATGGTTGATGATGCGTTAGAAAAAGGCACTTCCCCCGAACGGATTGCTTTTCTGGCATTTACCAGAAAGGCCGCTAACGAGGCCAAGGAACGCGCAGCAGAGCGTTTTAACCTAGACCCTAAGAAAGACCTTATCTTCTTTAGAACGCTCCACAGCTTGGCTCTGACGATGAGTGACATACGGCCAGAGCAGGTCATGCAGGATGAGAATTACCGGGAGCTGAGTAACAAGATAGGCGTTTCGCTAGGAGGCCAGAAGAACACGTCTATTGATGAAGATATTCCTAGCCTTGTTAACAGTAGCGATCCTGTATTGGGACTCATAAACCTCGCAAGATTACGAAAAGTTAATCTTCGCGATCAGTACAACGCCAGCAATATCGACCAAGACTGGAACACCGTAAATTACGTGGACAAATGCTTACGGGAATACAAAGAAAATCTGGGCCTGTACGACTTCACCGACATGCTTGAGCATTTTGCCAAGGGCGGAGACAAGTTTTGTCCAACATTTGACCTGTGCTTTCTGGACGAAGCTCAGGATTTGTCCCCGTTACAGTGGGACATTGCCCATCTTTTAGACAGCCGGTCCACGCGGATGTACGCAGCAGGTGATGATGACCAAGCCATTTACCGTTGGGCGGGCGCTGATGTCGATCATTTCATTAATCTGCCGGGTGGTAGCGAAACCCTATCGCAATCTTATCGTATTCCTAAGCGGGTGCATGAAGTGGCGGAGAATGTCGTGCGCCGCATTGCCCGAAGATTTCCAAAGAAATACCAGCCCCGTGAAGAACCCGGCAATGTGACGCGAATCAACACTATTAACTCTCTCGACATGACGCAAGGGTCTTGGTTGATTTTGTCGCAGGCGGCCTATCAATTACAGCCCGTCTACACCGATTTAAAATCAGGCGGCTACCTGTTCACGTACCGCGGCAAACGGTCCATTGCAGAAAAAGTAAGCGATGCAATCAATGGTTGGGAACAGTTACGCAAAGGCCGAGAGGTGTCCGGAAAAGTAGCACGAGCCATCTACAGCTACATGTCGATTGGTAAAAGTGTTACCCGGGGGTATAAAAAGTTGCCCGGCATCGCAGATGAAGATTTAGTTAACTTGCAAGAGTTGACTGTTAACCATGGTCTATTAGCAACCTCTAATATGATCTGGTCCGAAGCCATGGACAAACTGCCCGAGACAGACCGGGCCTACGTTACTGCGCTGTTGCGACGTGGCGAGAAGTTCAATGGCATACCCCGCATTACAGCGTCCACGATCCACGGATCAAAGGGAGGAGAAGCAGATAACGTCGTGCTGTTCACGGACCTCAGTCCAGCAGCCGACAATGAAATGAGAATAAATCCAGATGACATGCACCGGGTTTTTTATGTTGGCGTCACCCGGGCAAAAAAGAACTTATTCATTGTAGATGCCGAAGACATATCAAGGAGCTATGACCTATGAAGGGTATGAGTTTTACCGAATGGAAAGAATACGAACAAAAACGTCGTGAATCTCTCGCAGAAAACGGAATCGTTGATTTCGAGCAGAAACGTGCAGAAAAGTTGTGGAATGACCCGAATGTTCCTGATGAGGACATTCCCCATGTCAAATTCACGTTTGATAAAAAACGCAAAGAGTTTGTGAAGGATGAATGATGCGGCGCGAAGAGATACTAAAACAAGCGGAGCAGTTGATTAACTGCGACCGCGCAAAGGATTATGGTGATGCGTATCAAAACCACTGGCGCATCGCCCAATTATGGTCAGTCATTCTCGACAAGGATGTGACTGTGGAACAGGTTTATCAGTGCATGATCGCTGTTAAGCTATCACGATTAATAGCAACGCCCGGACATGAAGACTCATGGCTAGACATCTGCGGGTATGGCGCATTAGGCGGAGAATGTAATGGCGGGACTACAGATGGCGATGTTCGCACCCAAGAGTGAGTGGGTTCCCCCGCTCGAACTACCCGACATAACGTCGGCAACAAAGATTGCCATCGACGTCGAAACACGCGACCCGAACCTAAAAACCAATGGCCCGGGGTGGCCAACCGGTGACGGGGAGGTGGTGGGATACGCCATCGCAGTAGACGGCTGGTCCGGTTATCTTCCCGTGCGGCACATGGGCGGCGGAAACTTAGATGAGAAGATTGTAAACCGATGGCTCAAGAAAGTCTTTGAGTGCCCAGCAGAAAAGATCATGCACAACGCGCAGTATGACTTGGGCTGGATCAAGCGCATGGGCTTTGAA